TCAGGAGGATTAACCGTTTCAGTAGTTCTACCATTGAAAATGCAGTACATGGTAGAAGGACTTGCAATAGTGCTAGTGGTTAAAGCTGTGCCTGATACACTGTAACTGGCAGGGTCTTGTTTAACATTATCAATGTATAAATCAATATCGACCGAATTAGTAACCGCTTGAGACAATGTAAACGAAGTGCCTGTAGGGGAACTAAAGGTCTGCTGTGTCAGTGCAATGTACTTTTCTGCTGGTACGTTACCAATATAAGCCATGTTATCTCCTAAGTACTGATGGCATCAATGCGTGAGACTACAGTATCTAAGCTACTGGCTACGCTTGACTTAATAGTTAAGGCATCACCACTTTGTAGTATTACCTTAGACCCACCATCTATAAGTTCAAGTTGACCGCCTACACTGATCGGAGTAGTTTTTGCTAGGTAGTAATTATTACCACCGTTTACTATATAAACATCTACATTGATGGAAAGAGATGCGTGTACATTACAGCAACGTATACCAACTACAGTATCGTCACTGTTGCTAGTGAATACGGTAACTGCCCCTGTACCTGTATTACGGCTAATGTGTCTTTCAAAATCTTGTGCCATTTGCTGCTCCTTTTATTTACCCTAAAGCGCAACAGCCATTGCTATTACGAAACCGTTAGATGCCTCACCTTCTGGGCCTTGTGCCCCAGTAGAACCTGTTGAGCCAGTTGAACCAGTTGATCCAGTTGCACCAACATTACCGCTTCGTGAAAATGAAACATATAGTGTATCAGCGTTACTTAAACTCCCGCCACTAGCTGCGTGTGTAACGGTCACTTGTAGCCACCCAGTATTATCAGTAACGGCTGCGGTGACATTGTACGCCATGAATGTAGCAGGGGCACCAGACTTCCTGAGAAAAATATACCCCTCATGCGTACTATTAGTACCATCGTCTATAGATGTAATCAAGTCTGACACATCTGGATTACCTGTATCTGCTGTAGTAGCATCAAACGCTATAGCTGTTACTGACGCTAAAGTACCATGATTCAACCGTATTTCACCTGTGCCCGGATCAGCCATAGTAGTAGAGTTATCGAATGTATACTTCCAAGCTAATGCTCCTGTTGAAGCTGCTGCTGCTGTAGCTGAACTAGCTGAGGCTGTAGCTGAACTGGCTGCTGCCGTAGCACTACTTGCCCCTGCTGTTGCACTAGACGCTCCTGCCGTTGCACTGTTTGCTGCTGCTGTGGCACTACTCGCCCCTGCTGTAGCACTATTGGCTGCTGCCGTAGCACTTGAAGCTCCTGCTGTTGCGCTATTAGCTGCTGCTGTAGCACTTGAAGCTGCTGCCGTAGCGGATGTAGTAGCACTAGCTGCATCTACAATTAAAGCCCATTTAGCTGCATCAGTATTACTAGAGATCGGTTGTGAGCCACTAGAGGTATGTACTGTAATACAGATATATATATTATTATTAGAAGTATCTTTAACAATATCACGTAATGCGTATGCTGTAGAAGCAGCCCAGTTGCCAGTATATGTACCTATTTCTTGGGTAGCTTGGAGGTTGCCAGAGGCATCAAAGGACAGTATTTTACTAGCTCTGGTGGCAGCATTAAGTGTGATAGTAACCGTTCCTGCATCAGAGACAGACTCAGCAAACCTGAATATATCCGCATTCAGTGTGTTGTCTATTTCCTGTAGGATAAAGGTAAGTTTATCCAGTGCAGCCTCATGTGTTTCTGCTGGAAAAGTGTCATTCTCCACATAGTCTGTAAGCTGAGTACGGGCTAGGTTACGTAATAAAACTACCTTAGTAGATGAAGCTGGTGTATTCCCGCCTGTAAATGTAACATTACCACCATTAGTGGCACCGATTCCGCTGAGGGTATAATGGGTAGTAAGTGTCTTTTTTACGTTATCTACATAGACACTAACCTCAGACTCAGTAAAAACCTTAAAGGTATAGGCGAATACAGTAGTTGAGTTATTCCCTGTGTAGGAAACCTTGGTTGTCGTTGAGGATACGGTCATTGCTTAGTCCATTCAGCTTCAACCCGCATGGATCGTTGCTTGTCTTTTTGAGTGAATAGTTTATTCAGTGCCTTGGCACGTGCCTTTAGACCAAAATCACGAATCATAGTGCCCCTAGCAGCATTCGTATGACTATTATACACATTAGTCATCATACTAGCCATCTCGCCTTCTGCTATTTTACTGCCTTTGCCCTTATCCCATTCTTTGAGCCTTTTTTGGTAAGCAGGGCTATTGTACATATATTCCCAATGTTGCTTTAAGTTCATGCCCTTGAGATTAAAAGCAGTTTGTTTACCGATACGTTTTGTAAATTCTTTCCACTCGCTAGGTTTTAGTTTAACGCCTGTATCCATACCCGGCACATTAATTTCTAAAGGGGGTGGTCGAAAGTCTACACCTAGCGTATCTTTATCACCAAATAGATGTACTAGGGCAGGTGTTTCGTCTGCTTTACGTATACGCATAAATGACCACACTGGGTCACTAAAGATAGCTGGTATCCCACTACCAGTTTCGCCTCGCTCATGCTTTACCTCGTCACCTAATACATTATTTTTAGTCAAAATCGCCTCAGAATGTACCCCGGTAGCAAGTAACTGGGCTGTAAACCCACTCCAATCTTGTGTGGTACGCTCCCGAATATTTTCCGTCTCCATTTTATAAGGTCGTAACTCCGCTTTACCCGGATGGCGTAATGTTTCATTCGCACGAACAAACGCAGGTTGCATCGTACCCATAATGGACTTAATCGCTCTTGTATTGGTGCCGGGGTCAGAAGAGCTATCCGCTATAACACCCAATACCTTATGCAGACTTGGTGCCCATGTTGGGTCAATTAAATTAGTTTGCAGACTAGAGTATGCTTTGTGCATAATATCACTTAACGGAGCATCTTTATGCGTCTGCCGGATCGCTTCTATATCTGCACCCATACCCAAAAGGTTACTGTATGGAGCAAAACGACTGACATCCACCCAGTACTTCTGATTAGCTTTAGCATAAGGTGACTTAACCTTCAAGGACTTTGGTGGGCGTACACCTGTTTCTTTGGAGTTAGTATCCTTCCAGTATTCACGATGACCAGAGCCAGTCATATCACCACGTGAGTAGAGTTGCGCTCCGTATAGCATCATCATGCTACCGTAGGCCATACGTCCATACTCTAGCATTTTTGCAGAACCGCCTCTTTGGAACTCCTCGCTTTTAAGACCCGGCACCAACCCTAGAGGAGAATGCTGAATCGTCCATTTAGGTATATTAGCGAGTACTTTGATAAAAGGAATACCAATTTTTAATACAGGCAAATGATAAGTAATCTTGCTGAGGCCATCAGCTAACATACCGTTCTTTTTTTGGAATGTAACCAGATCAGCCAGTTCTTTCATCTGCTGTTCAAAAGGATAGTCTACACCAGCCATGCGCTCTTTAAACGTACCCGGATTATCAATTATATCCTTGTATAACTCTTGTGCCCCATCTGCTTTCCTACCGTTAGCGAACGCATACTTCCAAGCTAAGCTATGCTTTTTCATTTCACTAGCAATGGTCTTAACAAACTCATCTTCCATTAACAGAAAGCGACCAGAGGATCGGGTAAGGGAACCCATATAGTCTAGCCCTAGACCTATCGCTGTACCCTCCATATCTAGTGATTTAGCAGCGATATGTTGCATACCGTAGTTGTCAATTTTAGCGGTGCCCCACTTAGACTCTCCAGTAATACCAGCTTTAAACGACAATCTAAATGCTTTGGTGAGTCCAGCCATAACACCGTACATTGATCCCCACGCTTCACGTAGAGTGACATCCTCAGTACCTAGCATATGTGTCATTCCGGGAATCTTAGACGCTCCTACTGCGACTAATTGGGAACCGATATGACTAGCTATATTGGCAGAACCAATCACCATATTCATAATATGGGTGGCTGGATTGCTTAGTAGGCCTTGGTTAATCCATGCCTCAATAAACATATCCATCCCACCAGACTTGAGGCCATCTTTAATTGTGTTCGCTACACCCCTAGGCCCAGTCTCTAAACTCGCCTTACCAAGCATAGCAGCTAAACGCCCAATCTCAGTCCCACCAAATTTAGTACTTTTGAGTAGGTTAGCAAGCTCTGGTGAGGATAAAATATCTTGTGTGACATCACCTAATACATGATTGTCTTTTTTGATCGCTTTCCATGCCGACAACGATTTACCTAATGTAGTACCTAGATTTCGATCACCTTTAATCAGTTCCTGCATATCTATATGATCGACTAAATTACGTACAAAATTACTTTGTATTTGTGTAGCCATCTCATCGCTTACTTCACCAGCAGCAGCCAAACCTAATTCTTCTACCCTAGTAATTGAGGTCATTAAATTATTAGTAGTCGATTTAGCGAGATGAGCAAAAGCATAAAGTTGAGTAGGATTTAATGCGGTATCTTCTCGTAATAACCTAGCGACATCTACATCTATTCCAGACTGGTTCAGTAATTCTTGCCCCTGTTTTGCCCAGTTAGCGGTTGTCTCAGCGACCTTCTTAGCTCCTTGACTTTCTAACAGTTGGTGCGTTAAATCATTCAAGACTAAAGTTTTTGCTTCTTTACCTACCGCAGCGTCTAGCTGCTCAGTAAACGCTTTCAATCCTTCTTCTGTTTGTATGAATTGTGAAGCCGTTTTCCCTGTGGGAGCTTGAAAAGTTAAGCGTTCTGAGGTAGTCGTAGGATTAGGTAGTTCGCCAATCTTAGACTTTAGCAAAGAGCTTATAGCTTCATCATCAACAAACTCTGCCTTGCCATCTATAATTTGCAACACTCTAGCTGTTTGCTTAGGCTGCACCCCTTTGGCTTGGCGTACCTTCATGGCGTGAACTTGTTTTTGCAAACCTAACGCTTCGATAAACCATTCATGTACCGGAGCAATATCTAATGCTTTTTGCCCACCTGCTTGAATTGCGCCTCCTACAGCACGTAAAGCAGGCATCATAATCTTATCCCCTGCAAGAGCTAAACCGCCTTCCTGCAAAGCATTACGTAGCCTATTTTTCCACTCTGGGTCATTGGGATCAGTAGCAAAAGCCCTAGAAATAGCTCCACCTAAATAACTGTCTGCCCCCTCCAGTGCGTTGCCAAAATTTTGATGGTCGGGAGAAAAAGCAGTTGCCCCAGCTAGTGTAGAAGCTAATGCGTTTGCTGGTATTCCTTTTGCCCCTTTCGCTATAAATTCCCCTGCCTTACCTAATTTACTAGCACCATCTAACATTTTTACAGCACGCAACATCGGTATCCAGCCTAGCACAAACTGACCTATGCTACGGCTTGCATCTACTACTCCATTACCATATACGCCTTTTTGCTTTGCCATCTCATCTAAGTATTTAGAGAGCATTCTGCTTTCATACTGCTCGTTCATTACTTCATCTGGAGTAAGCATATTCAGTAAGCTACTGGTACTAGCTACAAGCTCATCCGCACCATACCCTAACCCCATGACAAACCCAGTAGAAGCATCCGAGGTAAAATCTACCATTTTAGACAAAATACCTTGCTCTTCTGCTTCTTCAGGAGTAGGAATTGGTTTCCTTGCTTTAGCTGGAGTATTCATAGTCTCAGGCTCACCAATCCCTTGACGCAAATATTCCCCTTCGGCTGCGTGTTTTGATGCACGTTTTTGCAGGTTCATATAAAATGTGGGATCAGCAGACTCAAGAGTAGGCTCCATTTCCGACACTGGAGTGCGAAACAAATCCTCTTTATGTAATTCGAGGAAATCTGACTGTAGGGCTTTACCCTCTTCCTCTAAATTTTGTGTAATCTCTTCAGCAGAGGGAATTTCACGCTTCATAGAACATCCTTAGTTGTATTGCAATTTGCTGAGTAATATAGCTGCCCCAGCAAGGAAATTTAATTTCTTATTATTCAATAGAAGTTTTCTTAGTTTAGCATCATTTTTCGGCAGAGCAAGCGTCCGTAGCTTCTCAATGCTAAAACCTGCTGCTGCTGCCATTTGTGGCCCCAGATTCCCTTCAGGTTTGACTACATCACCAAAAGACTCTCTAGTGACCTGCAATTCGCCAACTACACCAGTTTTAGAGACTTTCTTAGTAGTACCGAAATTAGTCTCAGCCCCGTAAATACTAATCATGTAATCTAAAAATTCATCGTAAGGCATTTTCAGATAAGTTAAATCATCAATAAACGAAGACTTAGCTTTGTCTAACACAGAAATCATACCATCTAAATTACTCTTCTCTTTTGGGCTTAACCTCTCAGTGTAATATGCCTCTAAGCGTTCTTTAGACCTAGCAGAATATTCTGCCTGCTGTTCAGGTGATGAAGCATTATAATTCTGTGCGAGAAAGTCTGACATCATCAAAGTAACTTCTTCACCTGCGGGGGCATTCTTTTCTAGTGTAATTGTACCGTCTATTGGCTCTGTAGCGTATTGACTCAGTTCCTGCTGTCGTTGCTCGTCTGAGGTTGGTTCCCATAACCCCTTACCCAGCACTTGCTCTACCGCAGGTACTACTGACTCAATTAAAGTATCAAGAGGGGGGATTGGTGGTGTATCCATTGGCATCATATCTGATTCTGGGGTAGTGGATTTTGGTTGTCTAACAGGGGAATTTGGGAACTCTGCCTCTAATTGACGATCTACCGCTGCCAATTCTTTTGATCCTCTTGCAGGCCATCCAGCTTGTTTAGATAACTCAAGTGATCTTTTCACTTTATCTGAATTAAGAAGCGAACTTGGTAGTGATTTTAACGCAGGGCTATTAATCATATTCGTCTTCATTTTTGCTGCTGCGTTATGTAGGGATTCGTTTACAGTATCTGCAATCGCCTGTTTTGCTTGAATTGCTCCCTTGATTGCAACATTTTTAACTTCAGTAGCATAATCAATTGCAGGGTCTAATGGATCAAAGACTGAGCCTAGAGTACGCAAATCATCGCCTACAGCGTCTACAATGGTTGCCCATGTTTGACCATCCCATATAGGGGTTTCTTCAGAGCCTAGGGTAATAACCCCATTGGCCTTATCTACTAAATTTTGTAAACGTAGCGTTTCAATCATATCTGATAAGCCCGTATTTTCTTGTTCCTTTAATACCGATAATTGTTCTGCCAGTGCTTCCGGGGTTTCACTAGCTGCTTTCTTCTCTTCCGCAGCTTCAATTTCCTTTTGTACTTCTAAGGCATTCTCAGCTTGCTTAGCCCGCATTTCCTCGTTCGCCTTCTTCAAAACTTTGGCTTGGGCTGCATTCTCTTGTTTAAGAATAACTCGTTGCCCAGTCGCAGCCTTTTCCTGATCTATAGCAGAACTCATTAAACCGTTCCTAACTCGCATCTTAACATCTGTCGCAAGAGACTTGTACCACTCATCATATGGGGTCTTTTCCATAATTTCTTTGTTAAATCGCCCTGTACCAGATTCCGCTTCAGTTTTTAATTGTGTTTCTACTGAGGCAATCACAGCAAGTAACTCTGGCGTTAAGGCTTTCCGTGGCCCAGTCCCTTTAGTAGATAAATTTAAAAAATCTTGCTGGAAGTTAGCATTATTTGCTATTAATGAATTGACCATAATCCCGTCTGGAGTACCTTCTCCTGATGCAAAAATATCACTTACAGAAGTGTTGACCAAATTTGGGATATAACTTGATCTCTTAGTAATATTCTTCGTATTTTCAGCACTAAACTTCTGGCGCATAGCGATTACTGTCGCTGCATTGGTATCAAATCCATCTAACATCTTTTCTACATTAGCGATATTCCATAAGCCGTTATTGTATAAATCAGAATCACGCCTATGTCCAGCCATCGTTGTATCATCTGTATATTGGGCAACCTGTAATTGGTCAGCAGCCCCGCTAAACCATCCTTCTAGTTTATGCGTCAAAGCATCAGCAGTAGCTTGCAATTCCGTAGGTAACTCAGCAATAACAGAACGATAAGCGTCATATTGCTCAATACTCACGTGTCCTTTAGCGATTTGGTCAGTCATTTCAAAAGTCAATGAGTCAACCTGCTCACGATATTGATTAGTAACAAACTTTCTCTCTGCAATCTCCTTCGTGTTTGCAACAGAAATACGCTTAATGTACTGATCTTCATAATCCTGTGTAATTTGCGTCCGTAGATGATCTGGAATCTCCATCTGTATATGCCCCATTGATGCAAGCATACCTTCCTCGCTAGGAATATCTCCAGACTGCACCAACCCATCCGTATATGCAGACGCAGCTAAACTCACTCGTTTATCTAGTACTCCACGATTCAATTTCTGTAAATCAAATACCGCCCCGTCTGGGGTAATACCTCCTAGGTCAACTTTCTTAAGATATAGAGCAGCTAATTCTTTTTGTTTAGATGGTATGTCATTGACTAGATTTTCAGACATATCTTGTTCTAGCGTAGCAATCTGTGTATCAATTTTTGAGATCGTCTGCTTATGCAATAAAAGAGAAGTACTACTATGAAAGGTACTGTATTGATCGCCAGCAGTTTTCTTTAGCCTAGAGAACCGAACTTTATTTTCAGTCGTTGGGGGCACAGTTTCACCCCATTGGCTAGTGAGATTACCAACAGATTGATTGTAGTTCTTAGTGACCTCTTGTTTATCGGCTAATGTAATAGCCTCCGCAAAGGCTTGCTTGTATTGCTGGTTTTGTGTATCCCAGTCAGACATTAAATCTAATGTCTTATGTTCTTTTGCCGTCTTATCTAGTAAAACCGCAGCATTAACACCTGCTGATACCATGCCAACCAACTCACCAGATACTGCTTGGGAGGCTAAAGCGTTATTCATGCCAATACTATAATCTGCCATTGCAATCTTTTGCACAGGCACATTAGAGCTTAATGCTTGTGTTTGAGCAGACAAGACAGGGTTAGCGACACTTTTTCTCTCTGTAACTAATAGAGGTTTACCTATTGCCATAATTTATCCTAATATGTAATTGCTTGAGAAGGTGCCCCTAGGTTAGCTGCACTAACGCCACCAGAAGCACCATCAATACCTGTAAAAGAAGTACTTAGACCGCCACCACCACCGCCACCGAAGGTTCCACCTGCCCCAGCATAAGCCCCGGCTGCGGATGAAATACCGTCAGCTATACCACCAATCAGGGCTGCGTTAGCTTGCTGTTTCATTTGATACGCCTTAGACATCCCAGCATACATATTCATATTACCTTCATTAATTATATTAGACCGTTGAATATCAGAAGCATACTGCTGTAATACAGCTTGTTGCATAGTAGCATTGTAATCAGATTTACCTTGATAACGCCTCATAGCAGCAGATTGCTCTATACCAGACTGAGCTTGTGCCCCACGAAACTCTATATTCGACAAGTTAAGAGCAGCAGCATGAGCATCAGCAAAAGCTACGGTAGCTGGGCTACCCTGCATGGTAACGCCTGAGCTTCCCCACCTTGCTCTTTTTTCTGAAGTGAATATGTCATACTGCCTTGTAGCTATTTGTACGTCAAAATCAGTCTGGGCGATCTGTTCGTCAACCTGACGATCAATTAGAAACGCATCATAGGACGCACGATCTGCTACAACTTCTGCATTACGCTCAGTGATATTTCTTTGGATTATGCCCCTGTCCTTTTCCATCTGGGCATTAATGTCACTAATCTGCTTATTATACTGGGCTGTGGCTGCTGCTGATTTAGAAGAAGCCTGACCAGCTTTATAGCCAGAAACACCTTTAGCTACACCAGCCCCACCAGCTACTCCTGCTGCTACAAGACCAACCATTAGTTAGCCTCCCATGTATAAGATTCGTTTAGTGTATGTGCTACACCCTGCTCATCACACTGGCGTATTAGGTCTTCAGCCCACTCAATATCCATTGGTCGTTTCATACCCCATGTTTCCTCAACAATACCTACATAGTCTATCGCATTTAAATTAGCGTTAGGGAATGACCCCAGCATTGGACATGCAGAAACAAACCTGTATTTAGCAGGAATATCTCGTAAGTAATCTAGTCTCCACCTATATCTACCAGACTCTACCGCCACACCCAAATGTATATTGTCAGACCATTCAAACTCGTTAGCTATACAAGCTGCTCTTTCGATACGTTTAGTCGTGATCTCAAAAATATGGTGTCTAGCGTTATTCATAGTCTTGAATATAATCTTCAAATTATTAACTGATACAGACTCATGAAACAAGTCGCTACCGTGCGCTACTAGATATTTTGTAGGTATTACCTCTAGTTCCGGCACTTCCAGCTTATCCATACCCACTCTAACTGAGTAGTCTAACCCGTTTTTTTCATGGTACCAATAAGATGGGCATGAATCGCAACCATGGGTAAGTCTTTCGCAGCCAGTGACTATCTGCCAATTGATACTCTTCACTTATGATCCCAAATAGCGTACATACAATTATCAAGATCACCCCCACAATAATTGTGTAATGTACCTTCATAAACAAATCCAAGACGTTCTGCAAACCGTTTCAGCATATCGTAGTCATCCACAATCTGTGCTTGTACTCTTTTGAGCTTATACTTATCCTTGAAGTACTTTAAGTAGAACTTAATGACCTTCATGTACGAAAACTTGTTCTTAGAGATACCGGGAGAACCGATTACCCAGACTTCTCCAACCCCTTCCCAGAGGATATTTAACCCACCTATACAAAATATTTCTCCATCTACGTAGCAAGTATACGCTTCTACTGCCTCTTTGCCTATAGAATTGGCCCACTCTGTATCTGATAACTTAACTGCTTTTTTGATTACATCTTCGTGTGGTCTAACTACTAATCTTTTAAAATGAGAAAACTTGTATGGTCGTATTGTAATCTTACCCTTACATTCTAGCGGTGCGTGGCTAATCGCTAACACTCAATTCTCCTGCTAATGATATTAAAGTCATGCCTAATGGCTGTGTTTGTTTTATATTAATCGTAGCGTCCGACTCTTTCCACCCAAAATTAGTAATATCGTGTTGACCTGTGAACGTAGGGGGTGCAGAATCCATAGGATCACCACCACCTCTAAAATATAATTGCTTGCCGTTCACTGTAATCCCTAGAGTTTGATATAGATTTAAGATAATTCGATTCCAACCCTTCTTCTTACCAAAACTTGCACCATCAGCTTGTGGTACCTCTGGGCTTAATGTTACTAGCTCTGTGACATAGGGTAATCCAATGTAGGCTGATGTTACCGCTACCGACAAAACGATTGAACCTTCTGATACAACTGCGTCTGGGAAAACTGCTCCATCACCTACTATACTAACTGTTTGGCCTTCAAGATGACCTAGCCCAGAAAGAGTGGCGGTAGCTGATCCAGAATATTTCAATCCTGAATCTACAAAAATAGTATCATCTAAATATTCTATAGTACGAACTGTTGCACCAGCTATAGTACGCTTAACGCTGATCCAAAGATCATCAGACAATCCATCTGCTGAAGGAATAACAGCTACACTTTCAACTTCTGTATTAGTCCCACCAATAGGATGTTGGTGCCAAGCTACTACCTGCTGATCCCTTTGGTACGTAAGACCCAATAGCACCCCATCTGCACGGACTGACCATATAATAGAGTCCGGCTCTTGCTGATATGCCATGTGACTAATACCGTCACCCGTTATGTCTTCCGCTAGAATAGTCAAGTCTGGCGCAACGAACCCTTCTACGTTCAAGTCAAAGATCATTTGTCTTAGTTTCTTAGTAGCCCGTTGGTTAAAAATAACAGCCCTACCAGAAGTTATAGGCGTGATTGAACTAGAACCATACTTAGTTTCTTGTACTACACGCACATTAGAAGGCGTAACTGGTGCGCCATTACCATGCAATTTAAACTCACCACCTACTGTACCGATCAGTAGTACGTCAGAAGCCTTGAGCCACCGTATGACATTTACATCATCTGTAGCTAAAGTGAAGGCAATAGATTCATCATCCAAGCCAGTACCTTGATCCATGTTTAAAAAATCCCCAGACTTACTAGCCCAGATTGTTTGTGGTTTATTATCTGACCCTGCCCAATACAACCGTTCCTCGAAGAAAGTAACACAACGGGGGTAATCTCCAGCACCAGCTACAAAATCTGAAGGTTTGTTGGAGAAGGAAAGCGTAGCAAGAGTCCATGCAATATCGCTGGTTCTTGTAAGTTTACGTGGGGCGTGACTTGCGTGGGATATGTATAGGGTGTCGGCTGATTGGGCAAAGTACACATCAAATATTTGTGCAGTAGTAAACGGTGTAACAATCTCTACTGGCTTTCCAGCAGTACTAACCCGACCATTATCCTTGTATACACGTATATATAAGTTACCAAATTCTAAAATATAGGCTTGCGTTATACTGAACTCAAATCGTACTAAGCGTATCTTAGCATCTTGAGTAGCTACTTTAACTGTAACTGTATCTAAAGTATGTGTTGCCCCAACGGTATGTTTAAATCCAATAAATGTAGCGGAGCTAAGAGCGATAAACTCTATAGTATGTGTTGCAACGGCATAAGAGGTTGAGGCTAAAATATCGACCCCACCAGTCGTAGTACCTATTTGAACATTGATTGCACCAGTACCAATAGTGAAACTCATCACATATCGTTTACCTGCTACTGTGACAATTTCATCTTCTGCCCAACCATAGTTACTGGCATCAACAGAAACAATATTCATCAGGTTAGTTGCATGGGCAATAGAGCTACCAGAGCCTACACTTTTATCTGTCCAACCTGTAAGATTAGACGCAAATGTTCCGTTAGCAACTAGCTCAGCACCACTTGCTATACCCTTAGCTTCAGCAACGTAACGAAAACCACCCCGTCTAACTACACCGCCATGCGGGAGACTAAAGGCATTCTTCTGTGTCTGTAGCCCATTCTTATATTTATTTATATCTACTCGACCATGTAGCCTAGCGGATAACTGCCCTGCTGTAAAATTGGTTTGTATAGGCCATACTTTTGCCATTTAGCGTAACCTTACGTCTGTCAAAGTATCGGTTGCAATAATTTCTGGAGTGCCTTCTTGTGAATCTACGGTACGTGCATCACGAACAACTGAATCATACATTTGTCCCATGAGTGTCATAGTACCAGAAGAACGTGTAACAGGATACGCCATTTTCCATGCCAAACGAAATACTAACGCTTGGTAAAATAACGCATCAAACTGAGTAGGGTCTTCCACACGCTGAACATAAGTAATATCAACCGTAGACTCCTCAGTATACAACTCACGCCCTTGTATAGCGAAGTCAAGGTAGATGTCACCCGTTACTGTACGCACATCTAGTATACGTAAGCAATACGGATCAGTAGGTAATGTAAATTTAAACTCCCAATCTACAATAGGCGTAGCTTCTAATGAAGCTAGGTTTGCATTGCCTATCGCAAAATTCCATCTATGACTACGCAGGAGCGCATCTCTCTCACTAGCGTAGAAACGATTAATCAACACAGCATTAGAATCGTCATCATTAAAACTGGTAATCGTATTAGCCCCTAGAAGCAATAACGACTCGTTAGCTAAATCAACTTGAGAACCCATTCAACTCTCCAGATACTGTATTAGAAAGTAAGGTGGCCCATAAAGGCACCACCAAACCAGTTTAGTTAGGATCAGCGTACATGATATGAAAATCAAAAGTATCTGCTGCAACCGAAGTCCCGGCTGACAAACCAAAAGTTAAGATTAACTCACCAGTAGTTACATATCCCGTGTCATGCGTTGTGCTTTCATGGAAATTAGTAACTGTACGTGCTGAAGCTGCTGCCAATGCGCTGATAAACGCATCAACATCCAAAGCAACTGCTGCTCCTGTACTTTGCGTAGTATGCGCTGCATACCCCACATTAACCGCAGCCGAGGCTTCAAGATCACTAATGATCGCCATAGACTGAGGCATGATACGAACCCCAGAAGGAATTGTCATAACCTGCACTGTGTCAGAAGAACTAAGGGCTTGCCCAGTAAATCTAGCGTAGCGATAGGTTACTCCATTCCAAGTAGTAGGAGCATTTTTTACACCTGTACCACCCGTAGCGGTGGTGTATTCTGTACTTTTAAAAGTAGCCATTTAACACCTCCGTTAAGAATCAGTACACGCAATTTCTACTACCTTCTCGTCTTCGATGCGAACTGCACCTAAGCACATTTGGGCGTAGACCTGCGTACTATAGTTTTTATCTGAACGCTCAGAAATTTCAGTCTTAACGTCCATACCCATACTCAAACCGATTCCATCGTTAATCCAAGCAATACACTGGGTATCACCGTTGGAATCAGTAGTCAAACGCTCAGATCGCATGAATTTGAAACCCATAAAGGTATCAATATCGCCAGCAACTAGAGCTTTAACAGTATTGTAATCTGAGCTTTGAATTTCAGTATCCCCTAAGAGATCATAAAATTGATTGCTCTTCATAACAATACAACGTGGTAGATCAGGATCAACATCAGACGCATCCAAAATCTGTTTTGCAGACCTTAGTTTGTCGATATTCATATCCGTTGCACTGGATACAACAACTTTCTGTGCGGATGGTAATCCAACATTAGATGAAGAATCGTTCTCATCCACACTGACAGCATTACCCAACATCGCACTGATGATTATATCATCCATAGTACGACCCATTGCCCAAACACCAGCTTTCATATATTCACTGGTGGGATCAGCAAGCATTCGGACTTTATCGACCTTATCAATTAGATCAGCCCAATTGTAGTCTTCCATGCTTACCCGTCTACGGGAGTGGGGGGTAGAGATCAAAGGAGTATCACTGTGTCGGCTAGTTATTTTTACCGCAGCAGTGTTACCCAAACGATCAAAATGGTCATACTTGCCTTGCACATCCGTATTTACTCGAACGTACTCACGCAAACGTGAACCTTTTTGCTGTACCAAGTGGATAAAGCTGTCCCGAAACTTCTGGGCAAACGCCTTATTGACTTCAGTACTCATAATATACCTCTAGCAAAAGAGATTTTAAGAAGCAGAGTTGTCTACACCATGTAGGCTCTATTTGCGTGAAGATTTGGTTGTCCGTTTCGGGGCCGTTAGCTTCACAATATTTGGTTTCTCCACAACAACTGGTATGCGGGAACCACCGGGGCATATCGTATAAAATGTTTCAGCAGAAGTTTGCCGATCATAATATGTGCAATACCCATATTGTTCGGGTGTGGATTTACTACCAACAGTGCGCTCTCTGTGAGTAAATTGTCCACAATCAGAACATTTAATGTTTTCTTTAATTGTCATTCATCCTCCGCATATACAATATCATATAGATGATCTCTATATGAAATAGCTTCTAAATGCTTGGAATGTTTATTATCAAATAATGCTGCATTGTATTTGTGGCCTGTGTCTTTTAACATGGCTGCAATCTCAATCTTCGCAGAATCACCATCAATCGAACCAGAATCTTTACCTGCACCAGCCATAGAAGGCTCACTAAAAGCCTTGCCAATACGGTTAAGAAACTTAATCATTGATACATTATTAGTAACACCAGTCTCAGATACAAACGCTTTAAGGTCATCATCAGCAAACCGATTAAAAGCCCGTCTGGAAACAGCCAACTCTTTAGCGTACTCTGTTGGCCCCCACTCTTTCTTAAGAGCAGACTCAGCGTCTACTTTAGCTTGTTGCATTGCTGCCTCACTATTAATCTGCCCATCTGTTTCGATAGAGTTATAGAAATTAATAGCAGACTGCGCTTGCTTGTTCGTTAATCCTGAAGCATGAGCTTCTTTTAAAAAGGATTGTATAACTTCTGGAGGGTAGTTGTCACTAGGCAAATCAATTGCATAGTTTTCTGGTGTATCTGGCCTACCCACCTGAGTATAAAATGAATTAATATCTTCTTCTGTAGACTCATCTGTAGGCACTTTAACCCTCGAACCTACTAGCTTTTGCAGTTCTACATAAGAATTGCCTAGCGAACCAACGTCTTTAAACTTAGATAACGTGTCATTAGCCTGTAAATCTTCTGACAGATACTGTGTTTGCCATGTTGCCTCCGATACCTCTGGTGCTGTATCAATGAGGTTGTCGCTTGTCACGGCCTCGGTTTCTTCTAACATTGTAGCTCCTTGTAATCAGATTTGAACTTCTTCCTGCTGTATTGGTTTACTGTCTCTATGCTTATACGCATAAATCTGTGCTTTCAATCCTAAAACTAATCCCCTACCACCCTCATTAAAGTAAGTACTGTACGGGTCATTAGGTTCTGCTGACAATTGGTTCATGTACGTATCTTCTAAAAACTGTAGTACCTTTTCACCATAAGTGCCAGTGAATGTTTTTGCAATTGCTTCTCTAATATCATCCAGTTCATTATTGTACTGGGAACGCATCTGCACCTCCTAGTGCTTTAACCATTGGGGCTGCTCTACCTGCGCCTTCTGCAACCTGTGACGCTTGTGCTAATTGCTCCTGCATCTGCATTTGCTCTTGTCTGGAAGCACGTAATTCCTCTACTTCCTCTTTAGAGCGCATGACGGAAGATGGCACAGCCATTCTATCGCCAATGATATGTAGAGCTTCGTCCACATTAATGTTATCAAGAACTTCAGGTGCAAAGCCTGCCATGTTTGCAGCCACACCCAACCATCTTTGTATCGCAGTAACGTCTTGTATCTTTTGGTTCTTAGCCATCTGACCAATGTAAGCGACCTCAATTTCATCTAATTCAGCAAGTTCTGGTGGTGCAGGTGGAAGCGCACCAGCCCTATTGAGCAACCCAAAACTACGCAATATCAGAGGTGTAAGTACCTCACTCTCAAACCTAGCAACTGTTGGGCCAAGTAGATTTTGAATTTGTTCTCGTACTGTAGCAACTTCTTCAGCAGTCATGTTGAGCTTTTCAGGTAGCACCAATTGATCTGCTAAGAAAATGCCACGTATAGACTTCTTTAGTTCATTAGCTTTCAGGGATGACAAATCAATGCGCCCCTCAAAACGTAAGAACTTGAAACGCTCCGGTTCTCTGGAGTAGTTAATTGCTGAAGGAGTCATACGAAAGGTACCAATGATACCTTGATCCGGTGCAATCAACGGTGGGTGAACAGCCATAGCCAGCCCTTTAAGTTCGAGTTCTCGAATCTTATTGAGTGTCTTTATATCTGGCATGGCAATATCGGCAGGACTTCTGCCCCATAGTTCGCCTGATGCCTTTTCAAATCGACCGATCACATACGGTAACTCATCAAAACCGCTTCTTCTAACTACGGTTTTAGAATCATAATGTATATCTAACGCTGCAAATTTCTTATTCTTTGAGTCTATAGAGTTAGCAGCATACTCCTCGCTAGGCAGAACTACTCTAACGAAGGTAAATTTAGCATCTGGTGTTTCACGGCAAGCCTTCTTAATAGAGTCTGGTAATCTTTTATTACCAAACATCTGTTTAGCCTGTCGTGCTGTAAACACATACTCCCAGAATACAGTATCAGGTTTGCCTCTCTTATCTTCAGAGAAAACAAATTGACCAGTAGGGATAGAAGTAAAAGCTAGACCACCAAACTCTTTGTTAGGGTCATCGTTTTCTTCTAGTAATAAATTGATTGTGCCAAAGGAAGTAAAATCTAAGAATGCTTCGCCTATTGCTGTGTAGAAATTGCTTTCGTGCATACCGTAAAACATTTTCTGCGTTACATCATGGAACCAGCGTTTTACATTAGGAACCTCATTCAGTGCGTATAACGGGTGCCCTGCGGGAATAGACAAACCAAACCATACAATAGACTGTGGTACTAACGCTTGTTGCATCGACATTGCCATAATACGACTAGCTTCTGGAGCAGACGAATCAAACATTTTATTTGTATGACGTTCTCCGCTTATATGATGGCTGCTGTCAATCTGCTGTTTACGTGGCCTAATGTAGTCTCGCACATCACGGAAGAATGGCTCCCAGAGAATACGATCACTCTTTAGAACCTCGTACCGTTTCATTAAATCATTCGCTACAGACATACTAGGCTCCTAACAATGTTTTTTGTTCTTTTCCACCACCGCCCAATAAACCACCTTGGTCTGTCGTAGACCTATCCGCAGTTTTACCAAACTTAATACGGCCCGGTTTAATAGATGCCTCGCTAGTACGCCTGTCAAAGTACTTACTAGGATCAGCCTTTAGCGACTTAGCTGTGATTGACTTATCAGACTGGTAGTTAGCAAGCACTTTATTTGGGGTAGCTCCGGGGCTAACACCTGTAAAGTATCTACCAGTAGCAGACTGATGTTTAGATTGCTCTGGATTGTCATACATGAAATCAATGAAATCGCTCACACCTTGAACACGGAAATTCTCATCTTGAATGCCCTGTAGACGTTGCCGTTCTGCCTCTTGCTGCGCTGCCACAGCAGCATAGTCAATCTGCGGTGCCCTACGACCTTTACAGTCTGCAAAACGAAAAATCTTTCCTAGGATACGTTCTAGTTCGTAGTTCTCATCTTTCTTCATACCTACTCCTTTATGAGCTTAGTAGCCCTTTAGTAGCACTTTTACCAATTTTTTTAGGTGTTATAAATAAATTAGGCTTTTGAATTTCTTCATCTTCCACAAGACCTACTCCTAACGCACCACCTATATTAGTGATCGTGCTTTCTCTTGTGTCAGTACTTGCCAAGCGTTGAAATTTCCTACGCTTTTCTGCATCTAGTTTAGCTTGCGTCACCTGCGGTATTTCAGGCAGGGATGCTTTCTCAGGCAAGTAGTCTGCTTCTTTTGGTGGCGCAGTCACTACTGGTGCTGGCATTGCTGGCATTGATCCCTTACCGCCCATACTTTATCTCCTACTCGAATACATCGTAATCGGCTACTGCGCTATCCTGCATTACAGTAACATTTAAATAACCTGCTTCAAAGCCTAAAGCACAAGTAGCTAAAGCATCAAAACCATGAGATGCCCAGTTATGCAGAGGCCGATTCTTGTAACAACCGTGTTTGTCATCCCATTCTTTACGGTAATTCTTCAAACAAGTCAATCCACGACCACATTTATTCTCATCAAAGTAGTACTGTGGAAATAAAGCACGTACACTTTCTATTTTGTCCATTACATCATTAGGACGGGGTACTGTCTCAAAGATTAAGCCCTGCTCCCTCGCAAATTCCTTCCGGGTCTTACCAATGGTGAAGTCTCTCACCTCAATATCATGCGGTGCAAGGTGCTTGCCGTATCTATAATCTCTTTGCTTCAGTAGATTAATGTAGTGGGTCAAGCCCTCGTCAGAATTTTCATAGTAATCAATAAAGCGTACACAGTCTTGGTGTATTTGAAAGAACCAGATACAGGTTGTGTCATTAATACCTAAATCCCATGCAGTATGTACAGGTAGTCTACGTATATAAGGTATCGCATCAATCCTACCGTCTACATAAGCAGATTGTATGTGCCTAGACAGGTAAGCCCCTTCGATACTCTGCTCAAATGCTTCTTTAGCTGTAGTTGGGTATTCCCGTTTAACATCATCACCTAACTCAGACAGCTTTTTAGAGTACCAAGCCTTCTGCGCCTTACTAAAAGTCATGTCTAGGTCGAGACTTTGTTGCTCAAAGTAAGTTTCTACGTCTGGAGGGATGGGTGCGCTAGTCTCTAGCTTATAAGCCTTCTCCTTATACCAAGGAAAGAAGAAGAACCTGTAGTCCATAGTAGTCAGTTCTTTATGAGCTAGGTTATCAAGCTCTGCATCACGGCATTTAGTAAAGAAGTCACCTTCATTACCCATAGCAGTAGATTCCATAGCTAGCAAAGCATCTCTAGGCAGAGTTTCAATACTACCAGTGCGCACCTCTCTAGCTTTCTCAGGTTCTTTCGCACAAATCTTACCGTACTCAGTGATTAGTAACTGACTGAGGGTACCAGAGCGCATAGAAGTAGACACACGAAAGGCCGATCCATTACTAAAGATCAGCCTCTTACCTTGGTCGCTCTCTAACCGTACAGTATCTTTAATTAGAGTACGCAATGCGGGTATATCACGGGCTATATTGTCCCATACATCCTTAACCTTCGTCCTAAAGATTTCTTCTGCGTTCTCTCTAGTATCAGCGATGATACCAGCTTCACGATTAGCGTTAAACAAGCAATCATCCAAGAAGAGTACAGCAAAAAAGGTTGTTACACCTAACTGCCTAGCCTTTAGAACGATTAATCTATTCCATATATTGTCATATAGTTCCTTCTGCGCCCAATTAAGGCGAAAGGGAATTAGATTACTACCCTCTTTAGGGCGTATATGGTAAAGATTGTTTAACCGCCATGTCCTACTCTTAATTAGTTGTACTAGGTTCTTCGGGGTCTTTGGTTCCACTAACATTCCTAGGTTTATAGGAGAAGCCCTCCGCTTTATCCTGTATCTGCATCATAGCTTCTGCAATTGGGTTCAAATTAGTAGCCATACTGTGACTTTCCACCTGAATTTGTTTAACCTCTGGGTAGACTAGCCTCATCATCTTAGTAACCAAGTCTGCCTTTACTTTAATCGGAGTCTCTTCATCCCTAAACAATGAAACTGCTTCGGTAAGGGGGTCGAAGTTTAATTTATTTAACACTTCCGACACTAGGCGGTTCTTGTTTATGGCGTTCTTAGGTCTACCGGGGCCACCTACCCCGCCCTTCATAAATCTTGTTGTTTTATTTTCTATTTCCATCCCACATTTTCCAATCTATATTATCGGTACGGTACAATGAAGGTAAACTTGATACTACAAACTGCATACCATGCTCAACTAAGATCACCTCCTCCCCAACCTGTCTATAAGGTGCGCATTCACGCATTGGGTTCTGAGTTAGTATAGGATAAGCCAAATATAACATTCCGTCATCTGTTTCTACCGTTACTACAATACCTAGTGCAAAATCTAAGTCCCAATTTGTCATATAGGCAAAGCTAGGTTCCTCTAGTACCGCTTTTAATGTCTGCCCGGAAGAAGGAGGAGGACTTGTAAGCAAACACGACACTAGAAGAACCCGGATTACCCAGTTCATTCTTTCTTACGGTCTGCACCCATCTTCCAAGTTGCAGCACCACCGATACCCATCATACCCCAGACCTCAGCAGAGAAGGAATGAAACCCTAATCCCTGACAGGCCATCATCAACATACTCATACCCAACAGAATATATGTTTTTTGACCGGGAAACATACTGTCTACCAGACCAATTGCTGTCTTAACCATTATACCTCTCCTTTAATTTGGTGCATGACATTCCTGCAACCGTTTTACCATATCGTTCTCAAATTGCAAGCGTTCCTCCACCCATGATTCGGATACAGCGTACCATCCATCCTCAAGTACTCGCATTTCACCGCTTTTCAGAAGAACTACCTTGCTTTCGCAACTTACTAAAAAGAGCAGTAATCCTATTAGGGTCACGATCGCCCAAAGACTCTTTAATCTCTTCTTGGTTCTTCTTCCATTCAGTGTCAAATTTACCAAGTGACCTTCTTCTGAGGACATCTCTTGCGAGTCCGAAGAATTCTGCGATTGCTCTAAACATACTGGCTCCGCTTTGTAAGGGCAATCACTCTTCAGTAGCTTCTGGTTTGTCTTTCTTGCCGATGTATACGATGTAATCAGGCTCATTATCCTTCTCCTTAAAGGTGTTAGCCATGACCAATAGTTTTGTGCCATATGTAAACCCACCACTAAAGTAATCGTTGTCATTTTTATCCTTGTTCTTCCATAACCCACCAATCTTAATCAAGTCGCTCATTAAACACTCCTCGTTTTATTTCGATGCTTTTTTTAGGACGGCCTACTGAGCGTTTAACAGGGGGCATCTCCTCTGCAAACTCAGGTTTGTCGTTATGTAGGTCGTTAAATTCAGGCAGATTTGCCTCGTTCCACTTCAACATCATTAGATTAGCCAATGCGTGTCCTATATGATCCTCACCTACA